TTTGCAGCGCTTCGAGGGAAACAATCGCGGCGATTGCTGGTCCGTCTGGATCGTCCGCCGCACGCATCGCCTTGAGCGCCTCGACGTAAGCGTCGAACGCGGGCTTGATCGCGTCCCGGTGCAGATCATTCGCCCGATCGAGAACCTCGCTCACGACCGCTCCCCCGGCTCGGGGAACGTAACGCTCCGCAGGTTGTCCAACTTGGCTCGCGCCTTGCGTGCCACGATCTCGCGTGACAGCAGACGAACGCCGAATACCGGCTGTGACCACACGCGAACGATGCGCTCTTGGGTGGCGATCTTCATCGCGTGGACGGTGGAGGCATGGGTCATGCCGCCACTCCCATCCGAGAAAGAACACGCAGGGCCTGCGCGGCCTTGTCCGCCAGTTCGCGCTCTCCGTATGCCGCATTGCACTCGAAGCGCTGTGCATGCAGGTCAGAGAGAACGCGGTTTGCGCGCTTCTGTGTCAGCGTGACCAAATTCTCGATCGCCACGAAGGCTTCTTCTTCGGTCATGCCGCCCTCCGATTAATATCCGCGCGGCTTTCCAGCGTTTTCGCGGCGCGCATGATCTGACCGACCCATGCGTCAGTGTTCCATTCGGTCACTTCTTCGAGGATCGAAGCGGCGCGTTTCAGTAACGATGCCTCGTCTTCGAACAACTCGGCGTTTGTCGTCTCTGCGCACACTGGAGCGTCGTTTCTCCACATCGCGTCTGCGCATTTGTCGGGGTTGGGATAACTATCCAACATTGTCACCCTCCATTTCCAAAACATCGCTGGGTCACACCAGCTTTGAGACCCACGCCGGAACGTGGGAAACAGAGCCGGTGCGTTTCAGCGCGTCAGGTGCCCGTATCCGAACTTCGTCTCGCCCTTGAACGTGAGCACGCGTGCAAGAGCGGCTCCGACTACAGCGCTGAAGGTGGCGGTGGCGATGTATGTGAGCATTGTGTTTCCCTCTCCTTGGTGACGCCGAGCGTCTTGGTGATGGGCAGAGTAATGCGCAATAATGCGCTCTACGTCAAGCGCAAAATTGCGCACCTACACGCAAAAAAAATCCCCGGCTCTCGCCAGGGCTTAGAAACGCGCGTGTGAGGAAAAAGAAACCCGCCATGGAAAGGGGTCACTTCGGTTCATGCCCCCTGAAGCGGGTTGGGATGCTGTAAGCGGGAAGGATTAGTAATGCGAAAACCAAGGAAGGATTTTGATTGCAGCACCGATAATGGCGACGATGCCAGCAATTTTGGCAGTTGACGGAAGTCCGGCAATGCGGCCCTTCATTTCTGCAACTTCGACCTCGATCCTTTTCAATTCTTCTTTGGTGGCCATTGTTGCCTCGATGCGGGCAAGCGTCACCTGCATTGAGTTCAGGGTGTCCTGAATCTTAGACGTGGCAGTCTCGAGATTGGTAACGCGGCGTTCCATATCTGGATCATATGGGCCTCCGTCCCCCGGTGGCAAGCGCGAAGGTGGCAAACCTCTGCTTTCCCTAGCGGAATGCCACTCTTTTGCGAGAGTCTCGCGATCATTCATCATCCGAAACTCCGAGCAAGTCACCCGCAACTTTCATCATTCGATCCTGAGATTCTTTCAATCTCTCCTCAAGCACCTCAACGGGAACTTTTCCAAGCAAAGAATTGGGAGGGTTCACAAAATGCCTTAAGGTTTCTGATATTTTTGCCACCTCGAATGCGACGCGGGCGACTTCGGTTTGAAGTTCTTCGATATCCCGCACTCGGTATGTGTTTTTGTTATTCTCACTCATTTCCGCCATCCATCCCCGCCGTTCATGACGGGCTTGTTAAAACGTTACTCTCGGATTGGGCCGATAGCTGGCCACCACAAGCGCTTGGATGACGACATCAGGAATTCCCGCGTCGTGATTATGATCCAGCTTCGGAACCTTGATTGGTGTGGCAAAATCTGGGTCGTAGCTTTGCGGCCATAGGATCACGTCTCCGCTTTCAAGGATTTGCACGGCTTTGACCGTTGCCTCGAATTCATTCGTCACCTTAGAGCGCTGGATCGCGACCACTAACTCGCCAGTTTTTGGCGACCGGCCTATGTCTGAGAAATTCACGACGACCACGACAGAACCGTCAGGGAATATGCGGTTCATTGACTCGCCTCGCACTAGAAGGCCGTAGCGCTTCACGCCAGGATAGGCAGCATCAATCGGAACGGTAATCGCATACCAATCCGAGAATGGCCATTCCAGCGCATCGCGCCAGACGCCCGCCTGAACGTCTCCGCGCACTTCGATTTGCATCGTGTGGATTGGCTCGACGGTGCTAGTTTCTGGCTTCGGGAGCGACCTATAGCGTTCCCCAATCTTAGCTTCGGTCGTTGCCGAAAGCGCGTGGCTTGAACGCTCGTCGTTCATAAACCTAACCACTGTCGAGGGCGCAACCCCGCTTTTCTTGGCTATGGCCGCGTAGGCATCCCCGGTTGCTGAGCGGATCGCGTTAATCCACGCGCGTTGCCGATCTCTCAAGGACAAAATTTTGTCTTCCTGCATGTGCGCATTTTCGCACATTCATTAAATCAAATCCCTGCGCAATATTGCGCTTGCTTATCTGCGCATTATTGCGCATATTGATCCTATGATTGAAATCCCCTCCCCTGGCGAGATCGAGGCTGCTGCGAAATCTTCCGGAAGATCGATGAAGGACGTCTGCACTTCAGCGGGTGTAGCAATCAGTACATGGACACGATGGAAAGGCGGTCGTCATTCGCCGCGCCTGGATATTGCTCAAAAGATCGCTGGAGCGGCGTTCGAATGCTGCCCCTCCGATCAGGAGGCGGACCAATGATCCGCAAACCTGTCACGCGCGAAGAAATGCACAAAGCATTCAAGCTATGGAAAGATGGCGTCAGTCTTGCCTCCATAGCTGAGCGCTTTGGCATTGCTCAGAATACGGCAAGAAAAATTCTTTACACGTTTCCAGAATACAAAAACCGGAAGAAGCACGCCTGATGCCTCATGCCGTCGTCAACACATGCGTGCATTCGTCGGACACGATGCCACATGCTTCGATCAATGTGGCTGTTGGTTTGGCTGGAATGACCGCCTCATACATTGGGGAAGTCAAAGCCATCCTTACAGATGTGGTGATGCTTTCGGCGCGTGGATACGAGATGCACGGCTGCAACCGCGCTCTCATGATGGCAAGCAATACGATTAAGTTTTCAAGTTCTTCAACGAAATTCAAGGCTCATCCCCTTTCTCGTGTGTCTACATGCACGAAAGGAATGACAAGGTGCTGGGAATTTCTGACAGGAACGTGTCAAGCAAAAACAAGAGCGACAATATGAGCGCCGCAGAAACATCGTTTGAAGATTTAAGATCAATCGTCGTGAACGCCATGGAGCCACACATGGCGACTGGCAAGGCTTACGCTCAAGCTAAAGCTGCGCTGACGTTAGGTTTATCGGTTCGCCGTGTTCGCTCGTATTGGGAAAGGACTGTCGGGCTTATTCCATATCAGGAAGCCGACCGTCTCCGCGCATGGCACAACGCCTGGAAACATAAGCAGGTCGAGCGTCTCGACCATGAAATGAACCTCATAAAGGCCCGCAAGGCCAAGATGGATGTATGGAAGAATGTCTGATTGCGTGGATTTGGTTGTGGGTGCGGGTGAACGAGTTCTCGTATCGCCGGGTAAGGATCGCGCGCATCCGCCTGTATGTGATCAGAAGGCGTCTCCGCTGATTGCTTCGATCGATCCTGGCGTAAAGGGCGCTATCGCCATCATGCGTCAGGACGGATCGATCGTCACCATTGCGGACATGCCTTCTGTCAAACAAAAGATCGGCAAGACGATGCGCACTCGCATCTGCCCTGCCGATATCGCGAACCTGCTTGCTGGCTGCTCTGTATCGCATGTGTATGTGGAGCAGGTGCACACCATGCCAGGACAGAATGGCTTTGTGCTTGGCGAGACCTTCGGTGTCATCCAAGGGATCGCGGCAGCGCTACAGATACCGATGACGCTGATTTCTCCTGTCAAATGGAAGAAGGCGCTTGGCCTGAATGGAGACAAGGGGGCCAGCATCGCGCGCGCCAAGATGCTCTGGCCGGGTGAGGCTGCGCGTTTCGCTCGTATGCGTGACGATGGGAGGGCGGAAAGCGCGCTCATCGGACATTACGCGCTGAAATCATTGCCCGTTGCCTGACGTTGCGCACCTCAAGGGGTGCTTTGCGCCAAGCAAAGTGCTTGGAAAGCTTAGCAGGCGGCTTAGGCCTGTAGGAGTTATTGAACGTGAGTAACCGCGTTAAATTATCTGAACTGACCGCGATGGGCGACCGCGAGCGCGTCGCGATCCCGCCGGATCAGTTATTGGAACTGCAAAAAGACCTGGCGGAAATGAAGGCTGCCGTCGAAAGTTATTCGGAGGCGCTGTATCGGACGATTTCCGCGCGTTATGCGGATACGTTCGAGGGGGAGCGCGACAAGGATACTGGCGTGGTTCATATCATCGACCAGGGCTTTAAGGTAACGCAGGATATCCGGAAGAATGTCCGTTACGACCAAAAGAAGCTGAAAGCTGTTTTGGATAAACTCGCCTCTAAAGGCGAAAACATTTTGGAATACGTCGAGGTCACTTACAAAATTCCAGAGCGCAAGTGGGCTGTCTGGCCGAATGCGCTTCGCAAAACTTTCGAATCATCTCGAAGCGTTAACTCGCCGCGTCCGAATTACTCGATCGAGGTGTCGTGACATGCCTAAAGCCATGGATATGACCGGGCAGAAGTTTGAGCGCTTGACGTTTATAAAGTTTTTGGAAAAGCGCGGCAAAAATCGGTTCTGGCTACTTTCTTGCGAATGCGGGAATACCGTGGAAAGCACGGTTGGAAGGGTAAAGGGGGGGAATACAAAAAGTTGCGGATGTGCACAGAAAGACGCCATACGCAAGACGCAAAAACTTACAGTCACTCACAATATGTCTACTTCCAGGGAGTACATCTCTTGGAAGTCAATGATTGCAAGATGTTATAACGTAAATGATCCTTTTTATGCGACATACGGAGGAAGGGGCATAACCGTTTGCGACAAATGGAAAAAGTTTGACGGTTTTTATGCTTGCATGGGTGAAAGGCCGATGGGGTTCTCATTGGACCGGATAAACTCCGATGGCAATTACGAGCCAAGCAACTGTCGGTGGTCATCTAATAAGGATCAGGCAAACAATAGACGATCAAATAGAAAAATAAAGTTTGAGGGCGTGGAAAGAAACATCTGCGAGTGGGCGGATTTTCTCGGCGTTCCGCGCGTCACATTCCGCGAAAGAGTAAACGCATGGGGGGAGGCCGAGGCTTTCCGTGCCTCATCATTGGAGGTAAGAAAATGAGCCTACTTTCTCAGGTAAAAACAGGAATTTCTTATCCACCTCCAAGAATAATTTGTTATGGTTTGGCGGGCATAGGCAAGACGACGCTCGCCGCTAGCGCACCAAAAGCGATCCTGATCGATATTGAAGGTGGCGCGGAAGGAACTGGCATGGCACGGTTCCCGCAGGCTACATCATTCGATACCGTGATTGAGCAGATAGCCGCGCTCATTAAAGAAGATCACGAATATAAAACGCTCGTTATTGATTCGATCGATCACCTTGAGAAGTTAATCTGGATAAAGACTGCATCACGGCTAAAGGTATCGAACATCCACGAGATGCCATACGGTAGAGGTTTTTCGGAGGCGATCTCCGAATGGCAATATCTCATCAAGGGTCTCGAAACCCTACGCGCGCGTCGCGAAATGGCAGTCATCATCCTCGCTCACAGCGAGGTGAAACGTTACGACGATCCTTCATCAGACCCATACGATCGTCACCAGATCGCCCTGCATAAAGCCGCGTCCGCACTCATCCAAGAGTGGGCTGATGCAGTCCTGTTCTATGGGTGGAAGGTCACGACGAAAGTTTCCGATGGGGGATTTGGTCGGCGCATCGTGCGAGGAAAAGGGAATGGCGCGCGATTAATCCACACTGAAGAGCGTCCGGCGGCTCTGGCGAAAAATCGATACGCCATGCCGGATATCATCGAAATACCAGACAGTCCAGCGGATGCCTGGGACACGCTTGCAAGTCATATCCCCTACTTCTCGGCGCAATCCGCTCCTTCCAACAATCAACTTACAGACGCTTAAGGAATACAACCATGGCTTTCAATTTTGGAAACTTTGACCGCTCCGCTGATTACGGCTCGAATGAAGAATTCGAACTCTTGCCAGATGGTGATTACGAAGGAGAAATCGAGTCAGCGGAAAGCAAGGCGACGCGATCTGGCGGCACGATGATTGCGCTAAAAATTCGGCTCGATAACCGCCGCGTTGTTTTTGATAATCTGAACGTAGAATGCGCGAACGAGACGGCTCAAAATATCGCGCTGCGCCAACTTCAGACTATCGCGAACTACAATAATGTAACTCCCAACAGCGAAGAAGATTTGGAGGGATTGCGTATTCTTGCGGCTATCGGAACGCAAAAAGGAAAAGATGGCTACAAGGACCGCAATGTCGTCAAATATTACAAAGGCAAGGACGACGCGAAAAAATCTCCTGCGCCGCGACGGAACGCCTCTGGACGAAACTCATCCGGTCAAGACCCGCGTTATGCTGAATATGCCAGAGCGAATGGCAAGGACCCGGCGGGGGCTTCAACTGGGGCGCTCATCGACGATGAAATTCCGTTCTCTCCCATGTTCGACTGAATGAGCCGCCCGGCGCGCTTTCGATTGGAACCCGAACGCGCCGGGCTCACCCTCCCATCATTAAGACAGAAGGACGCGCACGATGGGACCATCAGTGCCAACAGGCAAGCCTTGTCTGACGAGAGCGCAAAAACGAGTGCTCAAAAAGGCGAACGTTGCTGGATTCATCATGATTGATGGAGCATTTTCTGGAATTTCGACGCGCAATTATGTGAGCGATCCGGTCAGAGACGGACGAGCCACGATTGAGCGACTCGTCGCGCGGCGACTGCTTTGGCCAGGAGAAAAATTCAATCAATACGTCATTACCGAACACGGCCTGAGAGCGATCACGCGAAAACGGAGGGGCGAACATGCGAGCGCATGAATCGATTCACCTCACTGTGTGCCAACAGCGCGCTTACGATGAAATTATTTCGTCTCTTTATTCCGGCAATAAGACGCATGCCTTGATGGGTTATGCCGGAACCGGAAAGACCACGATGGTCCGTAAGCTCGTTTTGGCGCTGAACGAGCAAAGCAAAAACGTCCTCGTGACAGCAACGACGAATAAAGCGACTGCCGTCATCGCCAGCAAAATGCCACCTGGGACGGATTGCCGCACCATTCACGCCGCTCTTGGCTTAAAGGTCAAAAAAGAGCGCGGTAAGACGGTTCTCGTTCCAAAGGATGACCGGGAATTGCCAGAGCCGGGGACCATCATCGTTATCGATGAATGCTCCATGTGCGGGGATAGCTTGATGCGTGCCATCCGGCGCGATCTCTCGCATTGCTTCATACTTTTCGTCGGAGACCCAGCACAGCTTGCCCCGGTTGGAGAGGAAATAAGTCCGTCATTCAACGTGCCAAGGAAGTCGTTTCTCAAGACGGTGGTGCGTCAAGCGGTCGATAACCCCATTATCAATGCTGCGACTTTGTTGCGCGAATTAAATGGAGATGAGGTCGATCTTTCGTGGCTTCATACCGAGCGCAACGGAAATGATGGCGTCTTCATCCTTGACCATACGACACAACGCAAATGGATGGATGCCGCGTTTACGTCGGACGAATTCAAGAACGACGCAGATGCTTTTCGTTACCTGGCGTTTTCGAACAAAACAGTCGACCGCATCAATAAGCGTATCCGCGCAAAAATACACGGAGAGACCGAAACTCCCTTTATCGCAGGAGAAAAGGCTGTCGCGGGAGAGATGATTTCCTCAACAAAAGGAGACGTGACGATTTCTAACAGCGAGGTCGTCACTGTAGTGGATATCCAGCAAAGCGGGCGCAGGTTCGATTTCGATAAGGTTATTGGATCTGATTTCTGGTCGGCCGGGATACCCGCCTATCGTGTCGTGCTTGAAGGGCAACAAGGAAAGTTGACGGCTTGGCTTCCCGTCGATCCTTGGCTTGTCAAAAAAACACTTGGACGGCTTGAGAGCGAAGCGGAGCGTCTCGACCAGGCTATGAAAATGAGGGGGCTATCACAAGAGACAAACCCTAGATGGGAAGCTTGGCAAGAGATATCCGAGACATTCTGCGACATTAAGCACGTCTACGCGATGACCGTGCATAAATCGCAAGGAAGCACATTCAAGCGCGCCTTCGTCGATCTTGGCGACATCATGAGTGCCGGAGACCATTCAGGAGCATTGATCGTATCGCAACTGCTTTATGTTGCGGCAACACGCCCGTCGTCAGCGCTTATGATCGTCAATGTTCCATCATCTCTCCGTTTATCGACGGAGGCTGCATAATGGCCAATCCAACACCGAACGATGCTCTTGCATGCGCTCTCGATTTGGCAGCGCAGGGGATGTGCGTATTCCCCTGCAACAGCAAAAAAAGACCAGCACGCCCTAAGAAATTCGGCGGTAGCGGGCTTCACGACGCATCGTGCGACGATGCATGCGTGCGCCAGATGTGGAAAGATTGGCCAGGCACGCTTGTGGGCGTGAGAACTGGCGCATCATCGCGGATATCGGTGCTCGATCTCGATCTTCAGCATGACGAAGCCGCCGATTGGTTTGCAGAATTTAAAAGCCAACTCTCCATGTATCGCGCGAACGAAACGCGATCTGGTGGCATGCATGTTCTGTTCCAAGACAATGGCGCGATCCGCAACAGCGCCGGACGCGTCGCCAAGCATGTCGATGTGCGCGGAGAGGGCGGCTACATTATCTGGTGGCCCGCTTACGGGCTTGGGCAGATCAATTCGGAAGCCCCCCTCACCCCGATGCCGGATTGGCTCACATCGAAGCTAAAGCCAGAGACGAAGGAAAGAAGAACACCGGGAGAAAAATCCGCTCGCCCGATTAACGATCGGTATATCGGAAAAGCTATCGAGCGCGCGTACGAGTTGGTCGCCATGGCGCCGCCGGGTCAGAGAAACGACACGCTGAACAGGCAAACTTATTCTCTCGCCCGTTTTATCGAAACGGGGATCATTACCGGTTCCGATATCGAGCATGCCATGAGTTCCGCAGGCGTTATGGCGGGGCTGGAAGACAGAGAAATCGCAGCAACCATACAATCTGCATTGCGCGGGAGAACCGCCCATGGATGAGATAATGCGCCCGAACGATGCGGAAGCGAACGCGGATAATATGGGTGGGGGCGATAATATCCTGAGACCGCCACCCGCGTTCGTGCAGGCTGCATTAGAGCGCGCCAAGGCCAGTGCGGAGAAAAGAAGGAAGAATGACTGGTGCACCATGCTCGAAAGAAACGAGCGCGGTGAGGCGCGGGCGACATCCGCGAACGCGTTAATCGCGCTACAGAACGCCGAAGAGCTTCAAGGAATCGTCGCAATCGATGAAATGGAAGACGCAGCCATGGTTATGCGTGCGCTTCCAGACCATGAGGATGACGATGCAACCTTCCCAAGGTTGTTTTCAGATGTCGATGTCACGCGCGTTCAGGTCTGGATACAACAAAACGGTATCCCGACCATGACATATGACGCGCTCTATAAAGTCATGATGATGGAGGCAACACGGCTGAGTTATCATCCCGTAAAAGAATGGCTTACGTCGCTACGATGGGATGGCGTCAAAAGAATAGACACCTTATTGCCAAATATTTTCATGAGTCATGACACGCCATATGCACGCGACGTTGGGCGTAAGTTCCTCATCGCCATGGTTGCGCGCGTCATGAACCCCGGCTGCAAAATGGACTACATGCTTATCCTTGAAGGGAAGCAAGGCGTCCGTAAATCGACCGCATGCAATATTCTTGGCGGGCCATGGTTTAGCGATAGTCTCCCCGATCTGCGTCATGGCGGCAAAGACGTATCGCAGCACATCAAAGGAAAATGGCTTATCGAGGTAGCAGAAATGTCAGCCCTCGATAAGTCGGATGCCAACGCGCTCAAATCCTTCATCACACGCGCTGTCGAGCGCTACAGACCAAGTTATGGGCGCACCGACATCAAGCAACCCCGCCAGTGTGTTTTCGTCGGCACAACAAACCAGAGCGCCTACCTGCGCGACGAAACGGGCGCGCGTAGGTTCTGGCCCATAGAGGTCGGTATCAGCGGGCCAATCGATATCGAACGCCTCACCATGGAGCGTGAGCAACTCTTCGCCGAAGCGCTCGCCGCATGGGAGAACGGAGAAAAATACTGGCCAACCACAAAAGAGCAGGAAGACACCTACGCCACAGAGCAAGAAAAACGCCAAGAGACAGACGAATGGGGGTCCGTTGTCATGGCCTACCTAATGGACAAGCAATCCAGCAAAATAAGGATCCTGGATATCGCTGAATATGCCCTCGATATCAAACCAAAGGATGTCGGAACAACGACCTCGCGAAGATTGGCATCTATCATGCGAAAGTTAGGTTGGGAGAGAACCCATACGGAGTATGGAAAGCGATGGGTGAAACGGAAGTGACGATCACCCCTCCCCTTTGCTCAGCGCCATTTGCAGGAGGCGCCGGATCGCTTCCGGGCGTGAGACGCCTTGGTCTTCCGCCCACGCATCAATAGCCTCAGACTGAGCGCGCTCCATCTTTAGATGCTGAGCCACCGTGTCTTTTCGAGGACGCCCGCGCCCCCGTGATTTTTCTGTATCTATTATTGATGTTGCCATAAATTATCTGTATCTAAAAATCAGGCTGGATGGAAGAGGCAACTTCCGTCCAGCCCTAACCTTCAACAAGGGAATACCCCCCATGCCATCGGCTAACAGCCTCATTAACACCAATCCGCCTGTTCCTACCATGTCATCGCGCGAGATCGCAGAACTTACTGGCGGCAGTCATGACAATGTCTTGAAAACAGTTCGGGGATTGATCAACAGGGGTATCGTTTTTGGAAACGACACCCCCTATGTCCATCCGCAAAATGGACAAGTTTACCACGAAATCCTTCTCGACTACCGCAATACAATGGTAGTGATTTCTGGATATAGCCCAGAATTGCGCGCCAAGATTATCGACCGATGGATTGAGCTTGAAGGTGGGAACCAGCATCCAGACATCACCACCACTTTGCTCGCAGCGCGAGAAGCGATTGAATTGATTAAGCCCTTCCTGACCGGCCTCCGCGCCGCTGAGAGAAGATCGCTTCTCTCATCCACTCTTAAGCTTGCGACAGGCCATGATTTGATTCCCGATCATTCGCCGAATACCCCAAAAATGGCGGCAAACCGCCAAGAAACGGACGAACCAGACGAGTGGGAACCAACCGTAGAATCCTATCTGACGGACAAACAATCCATCGAAATAAGACTGATGGACGTTGCCGAACATGCCTTAAACATCAAGCCAGATGATGTTGGGACGAAAGTCGCACGGAGAATAGGGGCCATTATGCGGAAGTTAGGTTGGGAGAGAACACACACAAGGACTGGGAAGCTATGGGTGAAACGGAAATCGGGATAATCTACAGGGCCGCGAAAGCGGCCTTTTTTATGGCCCATTGGTGTCAGGCTGACCCTCACAAATTAATAGAAAAAATGACCGAGCGGTCATTTATAAACTTATTTTTATAGAAATAATCGAGGTGACCCCAAATTGGGGTAATCTATGACTGCACTATGTTTTTATATCGAAATAAAAAAAATCATTGTTTTCAGTTGCATAAACCTACTTCTGACCTAATGACTCCAACTGACCCCAATATATAATAAATAATAGAAATATAGAATACAGTGGTAGTGGTATAGTGGTGTATGTGTTCCAGGGGGGTATAAGAGTTTTGAGGGTCATGGAGACAGGGGTCAGACATGGATGGCAGCCTCCTTAAATAACACGATTCCCCTGTACTTTCGGGCGTCGGGCGGGTAGGATTCTCGCATGACCGCCTCCCCCGAACTCCGCGCCATCCCCACCGACAACATGGACCTGACCACGCCGTGGCGCGTCCGCTGCTTCGAACCGAACCGGGCGCTGTTTCTGTCTCGTCCCGGAGGATGGGGAGCTAGCGTGGTGCGTAACATCGACGGAGAGGCTGTTTTAAGCGCCGCTGAGGGTGGTGTGGGGTGTTGGGTGGGTGATTGCTCGTCTGAGGGTGGTGTGGGCGCTCAGGCGTGGGAATTTGAGGGGGTGGCATGAGCCTCCCCTTCCTGAACCGCTTCTGGCCTTGGCGCGAGATTGCGCGGTTGCGGGCTGAGGTAAGATCCACCAGGGAACGTGTTGCGAATTTTGCCGAAGATAATGCTCGGCTGTTTTGGGAGTGGCGGAAGGCCGTGCTTGACGCTGCGCAACTCAGCGCCGAGATTGAGCGACTGAAGGCGGTGCCGAAGCGCGATGAACACGGGAGGTTCTCGAAATGAAACGCACCCGCCATTGCAACGGCAAGATACGTTTCCCATTACTCTGCCACGCCGAACGCGCCGCCGAACGCATGCGGGATGCAGACAAGCGCGTGACCGTCTATCCGTGCCAGGAATGCGACGGCTGGCATGTGGGTGGCAAAAACTTAGCAGGATGGAGGCGTAGACCGATGCCGAGAAACGTGCAGATTGCGATAGGAGGGTTGGAGTGAGCAAGGACGCTGCTCCTACAGCGCCAAAGCAGCGCGGGAGGCCTTTCAAGCCAGGGCAATCCGGCAATCCTGCTGGACGTCAAAAAGGGACACGTAACAAGCTATCCGAAGAGTTCGTCTCTGCTCTGTTTAATGACTTCCAAGAGAACGGCGTCGAGGCGATTATGGCAATGCGCCAAGAGAAGCCAAACGAATATGTGAAGGTGATCGCGAGCCTCATACCTGCGCAGTTCCAGGCAGTCGATAAGGACGGCGAAGCTGCTGACCTGAGCATGACAGTGACGTTCGCACGAAAGAGCACATGACCGATATCGCCATCCCGGAGAGCTTCGAGTTCCTGTTTGAGGACGCGCCCTACAAGGTCATGTATGGCGGACGCGGATCGGCAAAGTCACATTCGATCGCTCGTGCTCTGCTGGTGCAAGGCGCGATGGAACGGCACCGCATCCTGTCTTGCCGTGAGTTTCAGAACTCCATCAGCGAGAGCGTGCACAAGCTGTTCGCGGACCTGATCGACGAATACGATTTGCACGACTTCTACGAGATTCAGAAAACAACGATTGTCGGCCGGAACGGGACAGAGTTTCTGTTCGCTGGCCTGCGACACAACGTCAGCAAGATCAAGTCATTCGAAGGCTGCACACGTGTTTGGGTCGAGGAAGCGCAGGCCGTCAGCAAAGGATCGTGGGACGTTCTCATACCGACCGTCATGCGCACAGCGAAGTCGGAAATATGGGTCAGCATGAACCCGGACCTGGACACTGACGACAGCTACAAGCGGTTCATCCTTAACCCGCCGGAAGGTGCGCTCGTTCGCAAGATCAACTGGAATGACAACCCGTTTTTTCCAGAGGGCCTGCGTCGAGAAATGCTTTCCCTTCGCGAGAAGAACTACGACGAGTGGCTGCACATCTGGGAAGGCAACACGCGACACACGCTTGAAGGCGCCATCTACGCCAACGAGATGCGCCAAGCGACGGAAGAGCAGCGCATTGCACGCGTTGCCTACGATCAAAGCGCGCCAGTGTTTACCGCATGGGACCTCGGCTGGTCCGACATGACCAGCATCTGGTTCTGGCAGAAGATCGGGTTTGATATTCGTGTCGTTGATTTCTACCAGAACCGCATGGAGGCGCTCGATCATTATATCAGCGTCATTCAACGCAAACCGTATCGTTACGAGCGGCACTTCCTCCCGCACGATGCGAACCAGGGCCAGCTATCGGCAGGCGGCAAGACGATCGCGGCCCAGCTTCGGCAACGCGGTATTCCGCTGTCTGTGTTGCCCCAACTGCCGATCGCTGCCGGTATCAGTGCCGCACGCAACCTGTTCCCGCGCGTCTGGTTCGACGAACAGGCATGCGCTGACGGCCTCGATTGCCTGCGCCGGTATCGCTATGACGTAGACCAGCAAACAGGCCAGTTCTCGCGTAAACCTCTCCACGACGATGCATCACACGGTGCCGACGCGTTCCGCATGCTGGCCGTTGCGATCAATGATCCGAAACCACGTGAAGAACGAAAGAAACCGATCCGGCCCGCGTTCATAGGCAGCAATGCTGGTTGGATGGGAGCGTTATAAGCGGCACCGATAAAAAGGTGTACCAATCGTATTGGTTTGGTGCTATAGGTCGTTCCTATGAGCGAGAGCGTTTCATCAAATAACTCCGATATCATCACCGATGTTCAGAAACGCTACGACGAAGCGTCTGGCCACACGAGTCAGTGGCGAGCCCGAGCGCGAGATGATCTACGGTTCTTCCATGCTGACGCATATAACCACGCGCAGTGGGATGATGCGGTTTACCAAGCACGCGCTGGAACGTTCGGTGGTTCGCCTCGCCCTTGCCTGACGATCAACAAGACGGCGCAGCACGTCTTTCAGGTCGAGAACGAAGCGCGCCAGTCTCAGATGGGCGTGAAGGTGAACGCGACGGGCTTTGGCGCTATGTCCGAAGCCGCAGACGCAATCGAGGGCATTGTCCGGCATATCGAATA